ACCATTTTGTGGTCGAGATCTAACAAGATAAATAAATTAGATCTCTGTTTTTTTTTAACCCATTAACACAGTACAATATGTTAAAAGGTTTTATAAATTAATGAAATTATATGATTTCAGTAATTTATTGTTACGATTTGCTACGCAAATAGTACACATCGCTCAGGCGACGCTAAGTCTTCTTTTTCTTCACTTGCACTTCCCGTGCTTTCTGCTTCGCTTGGTTTCACACGGCTAATCGCGTTTTCGTCCCTCAAACGCGCTTTGGATCATAGAATTATCTATGATTACTATAAATCCTTAAACGTTGCTACTGGTTTTACATCGATTTTCATCTCCAAACCTAAGGATTTTGTTGTTGTGCCTAGCACTCCGACGTGAACAAATATCATCTCATTGAGCTGCCCTGATATTGGTTCTCTTTGATCAGCATTGTCATACGACCCTGAATAATGCAGGTTCTTAACTTGCTTGTGATTACAAGTAAGCACTTTTTGACTACTCATTGAACTCATGGTTTCAATTAGGTCAGTATCCAACTGTGTACCGACTAGAGGTGCTCCAAGTTGGAACTGTTTATCTTCGATGGTTGTGTATTTTCGTGAGTTTACCTTTGAGGTCATCATCTCAAATACTCCAAAATTCCGTTGGTATGTATTTGCGGGTGAGTCTACTCCATATGCTACACCGAAATTATTTTGGAATAAGTCTAGGCGTGGGACTAAGTCAACGTCACTAAACTTTGATGCTTTGGGGACTACGCGTATGAAACGCACTACATACGGTGCTGCTATTTTATCCTGTTCTGAATCTGAGGTATCAACTTTGTTACGATGTAGCCTCCATTTTGTTTGGCACATCGATGATGTTACCTGCTTTCCCACAGGTATAAAAGCTGCGTAGTCACTATCGGTAGTGTTGGCATCAAATGTTCTTGCCATGAACATTGGTGTTATTGCTCGCCCTGCTCCGCCGGTTGATTCATAACCGTAGATGTTATCTAATACTGTAGTGCCACCTGGACCTACAGTGAACGCTCTAACCATGATTTCCTGATTAGTCGCTGTCGTACTCTGAACTTTCAGAGCTTGACCTTGCAATGAAATATCGGGTTCGAAGTATTTCGGTTCGGCTTTACTGTTCATTATAGCCTTCACCTGATTCTTTTCGGTTTTGTTCAAACCTTTTCCCTTTCCCTTTGGTACTTTCGCGGACCTTTGTCCTCTCATGAGTGGGCCTTGGTATTTCCTTGGCATTTTATTATTATATGATATATATAATAATATAATGTTAAATCACTTTTGTTACAGTGGTTACATTGAGTGATGTTTGTCAAGTCCATGTTCTTTATAGTGTGCTATTGTATTTTCGCACAACATGTCCTTGGTTATATAGTTCTTTGTTCTAGGTATTTTGTCACCATATAACTTTTGCATATCCATCCTGTTGTTTGGATACGATCTTTTAAGATCGTTCATGCGTAGGGATGAATCGCTTTTCGCATATACGTGTATATGCTCATTAATGGATTCACCTTTGTCATTATAACATTCAAAAGCCCAGGTCAAATCGGATGCTTCGAACCATTCTCGAGTCAGCATCTTTAATGCTTTCTGTACGAACTTGGCAGGTGTGTCCTTATTTGGATTTCTGGTCAATGTTATACCATAATGGTGTTCTTTCTCACAGCAATATTGCGTTGTTTTTAGACATGCTGTTATCAGTTTCAAGAATAGGTGTGGGTTCTCCTTTATAAATTCAGGAGATACACTCAGCGGTGCTTTGCCTATTCCTCTTAAAAATGCATCTATTGCTTTTATTTCGTTTAGAATCGTCATTATGTATTATATAATAATAACTATGGTTAACCCTTTATATAGATTTGGTTATATTTGTACCCCATATAACCCATATACAAAGGGGTAGGTCAGCTGAAAATTAAAATTTTAATCAGACCATTTTGTGGTCGAGATCTAACAAGATAAATAAATTAGATCTCTGTTTTTTTTTAACCCATTAACACAGTACAAT